AATCCGTATGCCATTTTCAGGTATTCTTTAGCTAACATCCAGCGGTAATTGTCACTATATTTAACAGACTGATTTGCATAAATCTGTGCAATTTCAAACATTTCTTTGTCTACAATTTTCATTATTCAAAATCCTCCGGGCAATCTTTCTTCATTTCCGCAATGTCTGCAACCATACGGTCACGCCATGTCTCTATGTCGGCGTTCAGGTAGTCTTCCTCGAAACTGTAATCCAGGCATTCAGCCAGTGATGGAGCGTGTTTTTTATAACCAGCCTTAAGCAATTCCTGAATCGCCATTAACTTGAATGCTTCCCATTGATTCTCAAATGTAAAGATAGCCATTAGTTTGTCACTCCGTTGTATATGTTTATAATTAGAGAAATTACTAGTAAAACCAATGCTATCAAATAAAGTGTCTTGTATATAATTCTGATACCTCCAATCCATCAACCAGCTTAATTGGAACAACAACATCACATCCACCATCAATCACGAAAAAAAACTTGTCAATATATTGTGAGAATGTATTGAAGAAGAACTTTGAATCTTCTCCGGTTTTCCAGCTTACGATTGCCTCTCTCATTCTGATACCTCATCAAATTTTTCGCCATATGCGTTTTTAACAGTCTCTAAATCATCTTTGTAAGTCGGGGTAACTTCGAAAGAATAACCTTCACCATCGTCAAGAACATAACCATCAGCGGTGATTACTAATTCATACTCATAACCAGTCTTGCGTGATTCGTACATTTTGCCAGTATAGATAGTAGCCATTTTATTTCTCTCTTTGTGCGTTTCGTTTCGATGAATAGATAATACACCAACTCACCGAAACGTCTTTAGCAATTCGTGCTATTTTGAAATCATCTCTCTAAATGCCGCTAGAAATCCTTCACGTCCGTAAGCTACGGCCGCGAAACCGCCTGATTCTCTTACGCTTTTCAGGAAGGACCTCTGCTCGTCACTGACTGGACTGGCCTGAGTTTTTCCTGCTCTCTTTAGCTCTATTGCCCCGAAAGGGTGCTTTCCTCTAAGTGATTCAGGTATCAGGAATAAGCAGTCCGAGACACCCTTAAGCAAACCTTTTGCCTGGTCCTTTCTTGCTTGTCCAATGGTTTTCTTACCCTCATTCACGCAGTGGAAAAATACCATCTCTGGATAGTTATACTTAACCCAATCAGAGCAAAAGATTTGTTCGTCATCCTCTTTAGGGCAAGACTTAACTGGACCTGGGTAAAACTCAATATAATCAACCTTGTCTGTAATTTTCACTCTAAACTCCATGGTTTTCGTGGAATCCATATAACTTCTCGGCTTGCTTTCTTGCCTCTATGGCCATAGCTTTTGTTATGAAGTAACCTAAAAACTTATTTTTACCGTCAATATTTATCCTTGCGTACCACTTAAGCCTGCGATTACACCAGCAAACACCGTGGTGACCAGTATTGTTGTCAGACCTTATGCTGGTGTTTCTTGTATTGTCCTTGCAATTTACCAATCTAAGGTTTTCTATCCTATTATCATCTCTAATATGGTTTATGTGATCTACCATCATGCCCTCAGGTATCGGCCCATTATGCTTTTCCCACACGATGCGATGAGCAAGGTACAGCTTGCGATTGTACCCTACCTGGATATAACCATTGTCACGAATGGCACCAACCGCCACTCCCATCTTGCGGCTTTTTCCCTTCTCATTCCAGAATAGCTGCCCATCACTATACTCGAAAATGTCATTCCAATTCATATCAATCCTCCATAGTAAAAGATTTATTGGCGATAATATCCTGACCTTTCTGGTTCTTTCTATGAGTCACTCGCATTGGCTCACGAAATTGACTTGCGTTAGTCATAATCATTTTTGCATTGCGAAGTCTTCCTATGCGAAATGCCTCCGTTTTGTTCTGGATGTGCGCCTGGCAAAATGCCTTCCACTTAACAGAGCAAACTCGATGGTCACTCTCTGGGAAGAAAGTTTCGTAAGCAACAAACCTATCCCCACTATGCGACATGATTTCATAGCGAGCAACTATTCCAGTTTGGTTTTTAGTTAATCCAATGCTGAATCCGTAAACTCTCAACCAATCACCTTGTCGATACATCTTTCCAGACAATTTTGCGTTAGGGTCAATAAGCATTTCTCCGCAGCAGCGGCAGTTTTTAGCGGCGATATCATTCTTTTCACCACAACCTTTCTTAATAGTAACTTTTGTCTGCGGGTCCTCTATATCTTCACATAAGCGAAATGTAAAAAAATGCTCACAACGCTTCCCGTCAATTACGTTATTGCAACGACGAGCAAAAAGAGAGTTCTCGTAACTACAGGCCGGACATATTCTTGGCTCATCGCCGCCTTTGCGTGAAGACTTAAATTTCTGGTCCTGCACTTCCTCTATGATTGGGTCAAAGTACAATTCCGCCATTTCATCAAGAGTACCAGCGAAGTCCAGCACCACGTGATCATCCTTAACCATTCCCATTTCCTTATGCTTCTTCTTAAGAATTCGCATACCTCGCCCCAAAAGCTGAATCAGTAACGTGATGCTACCAACCTTTCGAAGAATTATTGACGTGTCCCATGGCGGAACGTTCACGCCGGTTGTGAGGCAACCAATCTGAAAGATGAATTTATACTTACCTTCAGCTGCGTCAGAAAGAATCTCACGACGCTTTTTCTCACCAGTAGAGTCAGTTACTATAGCCCAGGTTACACCCTTAGGAAGCGCCGCTGCTGCTTCCTCGCAATGCCGCTTGCCTGAGCAAGTTACTAGTGCTGCGTTACGAGTTTCCATAAACTTGGCTGCGAACTGCATAATCTTTTGAGTCATGGACTGGTTTTGATGAATTTTTTCCTGCATCGCTTCCATTTCTTTCTTGCTAAAGTCTTTCACACCATCACTACCATCAGGAGAGAATTCGCTAAGGTCATATCCCAAATCACCAACCTCACCGTAAACAGTTGGAACAACAAAACCCAAATCAACCAGGTAATTTGTTGGGACCTGAATTACTGTTTTACGCCAGAATCCACGGATATTAGGATTACTAACGACGATATGGTCGTTATTGCGATACGGACTGCCAGTTAGACCGAATATACGAAGCTCACGCCCGTATTTCTCACGACAACGCCGCTTCATTTCAGTAATGATTAGCGTGTACTGCGCGCGACCCGTGCCAAGCAGTCCGGTATTTACGCCATCCTTAAAAACCATCTCCCCTTTCTTTGTGCTCATTTGCTCAAATGTTTCTTCGTTCTCTTCGGCCTCTACAATATCCATATGATCGACCATGTGACACTCATCTATAGCGATAACGGCCGGAACGTAGTCACCAAGACCCTTAAACAAGCCGTTGGCTGCCGTACCTTCACTGGCAACTATGATTGGGTAGTAAACCGATTTAACGTTAAGGCCGGCGCAATAGACGCTATTACGGATGCCGAAATTACGAAGTTCTTCTGAGTTCTGACTGATTATCTCTGACTGGCGAGATAGAACCATATAAGGAAGCCCAAGCTGCTCCATGCGCTTACCAATCATGGCAAGAATGATTGTCTTACCAGCAGACACGGAAAGGTCAGCGATAAATGGTGCTTCGTACTTCCCAATTGCCTTTCCGATAGCATCAAATGTAACGCACTGGAACTCGTAAGGGGTTATCTCGCCAAACTGGTAATCTTTCTGAATCTGTTTAATTCTTTCTTTATCAAAGTTGGCAACCAGCCTCTCGATAGGCAACATATCTAAATTCCTATAAAAATTGTCTTGTAGCGTTTAATTGAGTACAATACTACCATCAAATCAGAATGACTTTTAACAAAAAATGCTATTGAGGTGATTAAATGAATGCAGTTGACAAGCGAACCATTAACGGGAATAACGGAACTGTCCGCACTGAAGACAAGAAGAAACGGAAGCGACCTTCAGGTTACTACGTTTTAAAAGATGAAGTAAGATCCGGACTACGAGCGAGACTCGAGATAGTTCTTGATTTCTTCGGCACAAAGGCGAATATCGCAAAGCAGTTAAAGGTAACTCCACAGGCTGTAGAGGAGTGGTTTAAGCGTGGAATGATTTCTGCACGCGGTGCCCAGCTGTCGCACAACTACTATAAGCGAAATGGAGAAGGCTTTCGAGCCACATTCTGCCGCCCAGACCTGCAATTCGACGGTAACGGCAAGCCGCTGACACTTAGATGCAAGAAGCGTCACATGCTTCGCGTGGTTACCGAGGCTGAATTGGCCACCAAGCCAGAGTGTCGATCATGGCGAAAGATTAAGGCAGCTAACGAAGCCGCACGAAAAGCTAAAGAGTAAATAATTGGATGTGCCATAATCGGTACATCCTTTTTTTATTGGAGAGAAGAAAATGAACTGGCATGATTATTTTTACTATGTAGATGGCAAATTGCATTGGAAGATTAGCACTGCAAGACGTGTTAAGGTTGGCGATGAGTGCAACTCACTATCTACATCTGGCTATTACAAAGTGTCTGTTAATGGCTTTAGGACTTATGTACATAGAGTTGTGTGGGAGATGTTTAATGGAGAACTTCAAAATGGCGACTACATTGATCATATAAACCATAACAAATTAGATAACAGAATAGAAAACCTAAGAGTAACAACAAATCAAGGTAACTCAAGAAATTGCAAGATTAGCGTTTTATCAACAACTGGTTATTGTGGAGTGGCAAAGCTAAATCACGGAAAATTTAAGGCTCACATCAAGGTTGACGGCAAGCAGCTACACCTTGGGAACTTCGATACTCCAGAGCAGGCGTATAAAGTAAGAATTGAAGCAGAGAGAAAATACAACTTTCACGAAAATCACGGGTTAAGCAAATGAATTACGATAAGAATGAAGTTATACCTAAGATGGCCGGATTGTGGAAATCATTTTATGCAAAGGAACTTGGTTGGAATGATAGACACCTAAGTAAGAAGCACGGACCATGCCCATACTGCTTTGGCACTGACAGATTCAGATTTACCGACGAAATAGGCAGTGAAAAAGGAAATGGCGCGGCAGTTTGTTCGAAATGCGGAAGTGACTCCGGTATAGGATGGGTCATGAAGTGCACTGGATCGTCCTTCGCCGATTCAGTAAATTTGCTTGGTGACTGGCTGAACTTAACACCAATTGAGGTTATAGTTAAAGCAAACAAGCAAGCATCAAGAACCAAACTATACAAAATGGGCGCTCAGATTGACCACAAAAGGTGCTTAGAGATAATGGAAAGGACGGAAAGAGTAGAATCAACTCCGCTCAGTATATACGAGGGAATCTATAGCGAGTTTGGTTTTGATGTTGGCAGGACAAAATCAGGAGAACTAATACACGCAATACCGTGCTTTATGGCTTATAGTGATGGGTTGTCAGATGAGATGTGCAATGTAATGTTTATAAATGAAGAGGGAGTTGTTAGTTATGCTGCAAAAGATTATACCCGTCAGTCAGTTGCTGTTATTGGTACCTTTAAAAGTGATGAGTACGCTTATCTTGTCGATAATTGGATTGATGGTGTTCGCGTTCATCTTGCTACTGGGAACCGCTGCGCGCTTGTTTGCCACTCCAGCTACAATATGGAGATGGTTGCTTATGCGCTCAAAAACTACAAGTTGAGAGTGGCGTGCAATCTTGATATGGAATTACTTTGCGTTGCGGATGACAGGAACGTTGAGGTGGTAATACCAAATGATGAATACTCATTCAAGAGCGGCATCAGGAAGAAGATATATAAGGCGAGTGATTTATTGAATAGCTAACCTCCTTCTGGAGGTTTTTTTATACCTGAAAGATGCTACAATCCAACTTAGCAATTAGTGCTATTTTACAAATGGAGACTTTACACAATGGCAATTTATGATACTGGTACTGCCAGTTTAGCCGCTAACGGCCAAGTTACTGGCGTTGGCACTCAATGGACTATGCCACTAACATTGATTAGAGTTGGTTCTACCTTAGTTTTTAAAACGGAGCCAGTACAGATTTACACCATCTCTGAAATCACCAGTGACACATCAATGGCTGTATACAACCCTAATGGCGAAACTGTTCCTGTTGGAACGGGTTATGCGATCCTTGCGCATGACGGAATTAGTGTTCAGGGGTTGGCTCAGGATGTTGCGGAGACTCTTCGATATTATCAGTCACGCGAAACAGAGGTTTCAACAGCGGTTGATATTTTTAAGGATTTTGATCAGGATAAATTTTCAAATGATGTAAGCCAAGTTAACACACAATTTGTAGAAATTGTTACTATTGCTGCTCAGGTATCATCTGATGCATCTCAGGTTTCAACTGACAAGGATGCAGCGGCTGCAAGCGCCAGTAGTGCATCAACATATAAAGATGCGGCAGCGGAATCGGCTCTGGAAGCTGCAGATTATGCCGCATCACTTGATACGCAAAACTTATTAAGAAAGGATTTGGCATTCTCTGATTTAACGGACAAGCCACTAGCAAGGCAGAATATTGATGTTTACTCAAGAATGCAATCTGACAGGTACGAAAATCAGAAGCAAGAACTAATTGCTCATCGTGGTTTTTCTTTGGTTTTCCCTGAAAACACAATGGCAGCAATGGAGGGTTCGCTTTCACTTGGGGCAAATGCTCTGGAATGTGATATTTCAATTACCTTGGATGGTATTCCGGTACTAATGCATGATGAAAATGTATCAAGAACAACCAACGGAACTGGCATTACTACACAGCTTCAATCTTCATATGTTCTTGGTCTTGATGCTGGATCTAAATTCAGCACCTATAGGTACGCAGGGGAACCAGTTCCACTGCTCTATGATGTACTACTCTTCTGCAAGTCAAGAGGGTGTAAAATTTACGCAGAACTTGCTCATTTAAGAAGTACTGATGACGCATCAATTGTAGTTGATATGGTTAAAGAGCTTGGAATGGAAAACTTGTGCGTTCTTTGCGCTGCTGACATAAGCAAGTTACAAAAGGTCAGAGAACTAGACAAAGATATAGCTGTTGGATACCTTATATATGGCGAAGTTACAGACTCCGTAATTCAGGATGGAAAATCTCTAGGTAAGTGCTACATTCAGTTTCAAGCGTGGAGGGCAAGTAAGGAGCTTTTGAAAAAGCTGGAGGTGGCAGGATTGCAACACTCACTATGGACTCTTGATACGCCAGTTTCAGCAAGGCTAGCACTAAGTCATGGGTTTAATAAGTTTATGTTTAACGAGCCAATTTACTCATTCAACTAATTTTAAGGATTCATTTATGAGCAACTTAATGACTACTGCATCTTTCGACAGTGGAGTTTGGGTGTCTAGAACGCCATCTGGAACGAGTAATGTATCCGCGTGGACTCTTGTTTGTAGTGGTGTGGAAACATACAGATATGCGCAGTATTTAATAGGCCCTGGTGATTGTATTGAGTTTAGGGTAAAAGCAAAATGTACAGGCTCACCTGGCGCTTCCGTTGACATTTGCGTTGATTCACTATCAAATGTTGTTTACTCTAACCCAATACCGGTATCTAATAGAAACTCAGAGCAAGTAATGAGATATGTTGCGCCAATAAATGGTAGCACTGTTCTTGTTCTTTTCAGGGTTGGAAACAATGGTGCGCAATCGAATACGGTTTCCACATTCTCAAATCCTAGAGTTAAGATTGTTGGAGGATCATCAAGATACTCAACTTATCGAGTTATTGCATCTGGAATGGTTAGATCAACAAACAGCATAGCTCCTGAGCTTTCATCTACTTTTTCAAACTTCGGCGTTGCTTCTGTACGAGCTGAAGACAGAACTACATTTAGGGTAACTCTTAGTCACAAATACTCCAATTACGCTGGCACTACTGGGGAACTCAGACCTCTATTATTTTGCTCAATAACTGGAGATGGCTCACCAGCCAAAACTGCAACAATAGGTAATTTTTCTGTCGATGGTGATGGTTATGCCTACGTATTAATAAGAGCATATGAATTAACAACTGGTAATGCAGTAGTGATATCGCCAAACACAAGTGGTTCACAGTCTGTTTTCATATCATTCATGATTGTAGCTCCATAAAAAAAGCCCCGAAAGGGGCTTTATCTTTTTATCAGAATGGGATATCTCCGTCGAATGTGTTTTGCTGTTGCGGCTGTCGCTGCTGTTGTTGCTGCTGTTGTTGTTGCTGCGGTTTCTGTTGTTGCTGACCGCCTTCACCACGCTGACTAAACTCAAGTCGAGGGTTATTCATGTTAATCGTTACGTAAGTCTTACCATCTTTATCACGAACATCAACAGCCAGACTTTCAGCGCTAACGCTAACAACCTTACCCTCTTGAAATGCTTCATTGTACCAATCTAGCATTGACTCTTTAGCGAAAAGCACAGCGCGATAGTTAGTGTACTGAGTTTGCCCATCTTTATCCTTGTATCTCTCACTCAAGTCAACCGCAAACATTTTCCAGTTACCATTTGCGTTTTGACCTTCTTTAGTGAATGGAGCGCGGCGAATCTGACCAGTAATTACGTGCATTTTTATATGTCTCTATTGTTGGGGCCGAGGCCCCGTTAAATTCAGAATGTGTCGATTTGTTGTGATTCTACTTCAGTCTTTTCATTAGCACTACTTTTTTCTGCAACTTTCTTTGGTGTTGCCGGGTTGAAGCCAGTTGCTGCGTTTGCCTCAATCTCTGCCTTGCGCTCGATGATGTGTGGCTCAAAAACCTTCCATCCGGCAGCGTCAAGTGACTGCTTTGCTTCTTTCCAGACGTTACGCAGTTCATCAAGAGCATTGCATTTCTCTAGCTCTCGTTTGAAATCCTTGACACCCTTCGCTGCAAGATTTCCATCATCATCTGCCTGGCTAAGTCCTAATGCCGCCGTGATTCCGTAGCGACGAGCGTATGTTAAAGCTGAGCCGTAACCTTGCGCGTCATTCTTGCTGATTGGTACAATCATTAAGAAGCTAACCCACTCTCCAGATTCTGCGTGAAATAGCTTTGTCTCAACCTTCATTCGATTCGTTTGTTCATCATCAAGTACGCTCTGGAACATTACCAGCCCGCACTCATCAAGTCCTGGCTCAACAGCAGCCAAAACGTCTTCAAGGGTTGCGTACTTGTTCTTTAGGTGTGAGTTCTGCTTAGACTTTTCAGCCTTCGCAAATAGCGATTTAGCAGTGTGTAGCGCGTTTAAAATTGACTTGCATGACTCTGAAATTTGCATCTTTAACCTCGTTCGTTGTTGATGTGGCAATCATACCCCACTCGTTAATTTTGTCTTTAGCAATTAGTGCTATATTTCATCTCTATACTTCCTCATATCCCACTCAGGAACATCTAAATCAATCTCTGTTGCGCCCATTGCATAACCTGGCCACTCATCATTCTCTTTGCACTTTTTGTAAGTGGCAAGCGCCTCTAAATACATCCTGCGGCCAACCTTCAGTTGCTCTTCTGTAATGCTGTAAAGCATTGGTAGGTAAGGCTCCTCTTTCTCGATCGCAAGTAGCCTTACTTTTGTTTTTCTTTTTTCATTAAAAGCCCTAACAAAAACATCGTGCTGTAGCGCCATTTTTGCAAGATAACCATGCTTGAATGCAAGTCTACCAAACTCCTGAGGTGATGCGCTGGCTGTCGTCTTCAGGTCGGTAATGCATACAACCCCATCAATAACATCTACGTGGTCAATTCGAATCTTAACGCCAACACCTAGAATCTCACCGAAGATTGATAACTCCTTCTGCGCAGTCTCACTGTTCACAATTGCATCATACGCAGGAATATTACAAAGAACCTCGCGCATCGCGACAACCTTGTCGTAATCTGCTGCGCTAACTAGCTCCTTGCCCTCCGCAATAGCCTGAGCACTATCCTGCTGCTCAATTAGCCATTTAACATCCCAATACTCACCTGAACGATACATCATCTCTACGAGCTCGCTATACCCCTTCCCAGACGTGCCAGCTACGCCAACTTTTTTAAGTGCTGCTGATAATCCGGTCTGGCTTGTAATTAAGCCTTCGATGGCATCAAGATCGGTTTCGCGAAGGTATTCTTTATCAAATACATCCTGCTCCAGAATCATCGTGTGGCTTAGGGTTCCAAACTTTAGCGCCTTGCTGTCGCTATTACGCCGCTTGAATTTCCACTTAGCTGGCGAGCCCTGGATAATCTCGACAAGTGAGCTACCGGAGATGTGGTCAGACTCTGAGTGATACTCTTCGTTGCTTAACTCTTCTCGCGTAAAAACCTTAAACATTTTATTCTCCATGATTTTTGTGAAATTTATACTTTTGGTTTGCTGACTTTCTTGCAGCTATTGCATCTTGTATTTCATCGAACGATCCAAGATGAATTTTTTTCCCGTTAACTTTCATTGATGAGACCAACTTTGAAGCTGACTTACTCCAACAAACTCCCGTGAATACGCTTGTGTTATTTTTTGATCTCGATCTATTTCTTTGATTTATCGGCTTACTCACCATCCTTAAGTTTTCTATCCTATTGTCTGACCTACAATGATTAATATGATCAATCTCCATACCTTCAGGTATCGGGCCTTTAAGCATTTCCCAAACTATTCTGTGAGCAAGAATTAGTTTTCTATTTAAACCAACCATGATGTAACCATCCCTCATCACACTACCAGCCTCTGAGCCCGGATTTCCTGATTTCTTTTTGACTTTCCATATCAACTTTCCATTGTCGTAATTGAAGTAGAGTTTGTATTCCATTTTAAATTTTAACCTTAACTACCTTAACAGATTTCAAATCTTCTTTAGTGAAGTACCCGGTCAGAACATCTCGGGCTTCTTCTTTAGTCTCGAATCTGTCGGCCTCGTTCTTATCTGTGGTGTATCCAGAGTGGCCGCCAAAGTAGCAGTCGCCGAACAGCGCATTGTTTTTCTCTTTGATAATGTAGTAGGTCATTTCTTTATCTCTCTGGTTGTTCGCTTTCGATGGGTTAACTATATGAGAGTTCATGGCTTGGGTCCAATTGGTTTCTCCAATCGTTGATTCAAACTTACGCGTGAATCTTTGTAATTACGTGTAGGCGTTGGCACTAGTTACGTTTTTTGGCATATCAAGCCAGCCATAGCTCAGCGTAACCAGCGTGTATATCGTGTATACCGCTTCTCGCGGAGGGTGCGTTGGTGTGCTGGTTGATAGATACTGTATAAATGTACATATTAGAAATTTATAACCGCAACACCCTATAGAGGTAGTTACATGATATACACAGTAATATATATAATAATAATAATAATAGTAAAAGGTTGATATATATAGATATTTTAGTGTAACCAATGCGTAACTAGGCGTAACTAGGCGTATACGATTTCTCGCGGATGGCACTGGTATACACGCAGTTACATCGGTTACGTGTATACAATAGCACGAATAGCTAAAGACATTCCTCACTGACGGTTGTATAGTTATCCCATCGAAACGAAACATACTAACTAAGGAGTACAAAGTGACTAACTTCATCAAATCAGTAATCATCTCAGCAGCAGTAATAATGACAGTTGGTTGTTCATCAGGTCCACGTCCTGATGGTTGGTGTGCAACGCAAGCAAGCGGCGTATGCGTGGCTAAATGGAAAAATGGTGTGGTTGTTCCAGCTGGCGAAGTTGATGTGCGCTACGATGGAATTAAGGCCACTGGTGGCGGTTACGGTGGCTCCATTAAAGACCATGGTTCTAAGGAGTGGAAATAATGCCACAGGGTATTCTAATAGACCTGAATGATGGAAGTCCAGCAATGCAGATAACGTCCGGCTTAAGAGCACCTAATGTGACCGGATCTATTCCAACTAAAAGTTTTGCATCTCAGTCTGGGGGTCTTACATTTTCACTTAGCCAAACAGATGGATCAACCGCATTCGCATTGCCAATAAAGGCTGTTGATGTTATAGACTTCAATGTTATACCTGAGGTTTACTATATGAATGGATTCCAGCGGGTATCAAATACGCAAGGAAGAATAAATATTAGCAACTTTAACGGCGCTAAAGGAAGGCTGATAAACTTCTCAGGAAACTGCTTTGAAATAACAGGTGCGTCCACGGGTCAAGGCATACTTGTTGCCAACTCAACTGACTTTATCTCTATAACGACAAACTCAAGGCTAATGACAGCTCAGTTTGTTGGTAGAGTTACGGTGAATGGGAGTTATACACTACCAATAACTGGAATCCCGTTTGGTAGGTGGAGTAATCCAAACGTTACGCTCGAGTTTGATGGGTCTAGGATTCTTTGCAGGAATAACACATACGGCGGCATAGATAACGTGTCGGCATCAGTTGTCGTTGACCTGGTTATATTCAACAACACTGCGCCGGTTGGCGGGCCGGGGATAACAATAGCAAACCCGGCCGGCCAGGTTGTATTCTCTACTGTCAAGAGGCCTTTTGTGCTTGGTGGATTCATTCAGATATCAAACTCATTTCAGTCAATAGGTGACGGATACTTCCCCATACTTAGGACCGGAGCTTATACTCGCGTAACTGGTGGCTATAACAACCTTAGATATAAAGGGGTTGTAATGTCTAATGGTTCTGTCAGGTCTGAGTTTTGCAGTGTGATCGGAAACTACTCAACAAAGACTGGCGCTAAATTTCCATTCAATACAAACATATCAATGCAGTTGCCGTACATACCAAACATGTACTGATAAAGATAAAGCCCCGAAAGGGGCTTTTATTTTAGAACGTACCTACAACAACGCGACCGCCGTTTGGTAGATTTACCGTGATTCCATTACCGTTAATCTGAACCGTGTTGTTGGTTCCATTAAAAGCAAAGTTACCATTGTTGGCGTAAAGATTCCCCCTTACAGTTGCGTTGCTTAACTCTGCACTTCCTGATTTATCAATCCTCCAACCTGTAGTTCCTGCCACGTAGTTATTGGACTGAATAAAGTTACCAATCTTCGCGTTGCTGATTGAGCCATCGCCGATTACTGCGCTCTGGATGATTACGTTCCCGTTCTCGACAACGAAGGGGAGTTGCCACTGACCGGAACCAGAACCAATACCGTTACTGATAGCGAATCTGTTTGCGTCAAAGATGAACTGACTACGAACATTACCACCAGTGCCAACAAGCTCCATGCTCATGCCGGATGAATAAGTCTGCCCATTGTATTTCAGGCCAAGACTAATACCGTACTGTACACCAGTTGACGTGGCATTAGAGAAAGCATCAAGCTTCTGGTTTAGAGCAGCCTCGTTATTACCAACCCTTGCGCTCAAAGCCGTGTCGGCGGTTGCTCTAGCCTCTGTCTCTGTAGCTAGTGCTGTTTCAATTGTTGTAATCTGACCAACGATCTCATCATCTATCTGCGCCTTAAGCTGCGTGAGAGCATCTACGCGTGCCTGAGTCTCATCGGCTATAAGATTAACTGCCTGAACATATTCAGCCTTGCGCTTGCCATTCTCCTTTGTCATTCTGCGAACATCGCCATCATTTGCCAATGCGTTCTCGATAATTGCCTCAGCCTGATTCTGAATGTCCTGGTTTTTCTCAATTGCATTCTGCTGTAGGTATTTAAAGCCTTCAGACTGCTCTATATCAACCTTGATATAATCGTTGATAATGTTGGCATCATCAGTGCTCATGCCTCTAGCGAAATTAGACCAATCAGAGGTATTGCCTATTCTGTCAATCAATCTTGCGCGATACCAGATAACCTTTCCTGGCTGAATTGGCGTGTGCCAGTATTCATAGGCCGGATACGGAAGTAACGTAAGCAAACTTGCATTATCAGGATTGTAAGTACCATCACCATTATCTGGAACCTGCTGAAGCTCAGTGTAAGCAGTATCGCCAGAGCCTTCAGGGAACCCCCATTTAACACGGATACCAAATACTTCATCAGTTGACGCCGTGATAACCGTAGGTGCAGATGGGCGACCAATCTTGCCAGTTAGCGATACGGTTACAATGCCAGACCAGGCAGACACGTTTTCAGTATCTGATACGCTGCGAACCCTAACGTCATAGATTCCTGCGTAAATACCTTCGATATCAACCTCTGTACTTGCTGTTCTTGGTACGTTAATCCAGTTGCCATTCTCTTTTCTCCACTGAACATTGTAGGTTTTAGCGTATGGCGCCTTATCCCATCCGATAACCATCGTCTCAACTGACAAGCCCTGAACAACCTTACTGTAGCTTGATACTGTTAAGTTCTCAGGCGGCGACAATCTGTCAGGCTCAACAATTGAAGTCGGGCGATCAACAATGTTAACGCCGTAGTCAATCTCGTCATACTTGTTTGGGTCATACTCTACTGCTGTAATCGTATACTGGAATGAGTCCGAGCCGTCGGAATCTGCTTTTTGAATCCCGGTCACAACATACTGCTGAAGAGCAAGGTTATCTTTATCGATTGCAAAAACAGTATCAGGTTGAGCCACAAAACTGAAAGCAGTGTTAAGGTTGATAGTTCTTCCATCTTCCGAAACGCTTGCGATAGTTCTTGCCTCCGGGCTTCCGTCAGGCTTGTTCAGAAGAATTCTGTCACCAGGCGCTGCGTCAACTTTAAACGGGGTGAAAACCTGCAATCCCTGAACTGATTCAATACGACCGGAAAGGTTTAACTGATAGTTGCTCGACCATGCAGCATCATTGACCGCAATGACCTCACCAATCATCGGAATCATGCCTTCCAACCCGGTAGTGAAGCTGATGGTTTCGCTTCTCAGGTTGGTTTTCAGGAGCCATCTGCCGCGCCTGTTTGCTTCACTTCTGCGAGTACATCCAATTGCAGTTAGGTCCACAGGGTTAAATCCAAAACGCCTTGTCGCCTCGAGCTCGAAAACTGGCTCAACATCCTGTTGATAGTTGTTCTCTACATCATCAAACTGAACGTTAGCAGTAGTGTAAAGGCTCTTGTCACTGGCAAATGTGCGGCTGAACAATCCGTTTACAACGTTATCATTGGTGAAGATGTAAGATGGGTTGCGAGGATTATCAACCACGATACCAATCTTTTCGCCATCATAGAAAGTCAGGCCACGGAATATTGAACAGATATCACGAATTAGCGTGTATGCCTCAGCTTTATTCTGTACAACCATATCGCAAAGATAACGCGGCTCTAAACCACCCTTACCATCCGGCACCATCTGGTCGCAGAATTGCGCAGCTTCGTAAAGACCCCATTTATCAATCTCTACTCCAATCTCTCTCTGATCAAGACCATATCGGCGGTTTGTCACCAAGTCATAGAGAACCCATGCAGGGTTGTTTGACCATGCCATCTTGAACAGGCCATTCCATGTCCCGCTGTAAGTCCTTGTCTCAGGTCTGTAGTTTGTCGGGACCTGAATCAACTTCCATCTCTTCTTGATGGAGATTGTCGGGATTCCGTTAGGGAACAAGTCGGAACCAAACTCAACGTAAACCAGAGCCGTAAGCGGGTAGCGGAATTTAGCATCGATTACTTCCTGATAGGTTGTAATCTGCATTCCATTAACCAGCGTGCTACTCGTCGAATCCGGCGTAATCTTACGGATTCGAACCAGTGCGCTATCAAATTCAGCCGGAAGGTTCACGCGAATGCTGCGGTCGTAACCAGTTGTTGTCTTCCCGTTTGCAACTCCGCGAGTATATTCCTGGTAAGCACCACCATTAACAGAAAGGTCAATTGCGTACTCGCAAGTCGTTCCGTTCAGGTCTCCGTTACTTTCTTGCTTAACTAGTCGAGGCCAGTATAGCTTTACTCGAATTGCTGAAAGCTGAGTATTGTTAACCGCAATGATGTACGGGGTATCGTTAGTTATTTCTCTTGAGGCCTGAATCTCTGAGTTAGCGCCATCAAGCCCGGCGATATAGTCCTGATACTGCGTACCAGCGCGAAACTCGGCGCGAACACCTTCGTAGTTGTAGCTACCGTCCTGGTTTTGTACCGGAACGTCAGCAAGGTATAAATCCTTCATTGAGAAGTTTGAATCCACCTCTCCGTCAGCTACAGCAAGCAATACCTTAACCTTGTTTAGTGAAATGAGGTTATCTTCCTGCTCCACTGGTTGATGCTGCTTCTGGCTCCCACCTTTAGCGCCATAAATCTTAATATCTTCAGACATATCACAAAGCCTCGTGTTTGTTTTGATCATTTGTGCCATTCTACACTAAATAAAAAACCCGCACTAGGCGGGTATGATATTTAAGCATTGTCTTCGGCGTAACTGCCGGCACTAAATACCGATCCGCCAACCGTTCGATAGCCATAAGGGAGGCATACCGGATAGCCAGCCGCTACCGTGTTTACTGCGGAGCCGAATGCATATGATGCGCGGTTACTTGTTTGGTTGTTCTGAGTCTTTAATCCAGTTGCTTGCGGTGAAAGTAACTGAGCAATACCACCCGCAGCCAGGGAAACGCCGGCACCAACAAGATAAATCTGGCCAGTGAAGATACCAACCGTTATAAGCGCAGCACCTAGAATTGTCTGAAACAACCCGCCAGACTTACGACCCTGAGGGATTGGCAAGATGCGTATCTCCTGAACGGCGCTAAAATCAGAAATTCTATGCTCGTTCACATTTTTTCCGTCAACGAACACAGCATATCTGGTGTTTTGCCCTACATGGCTATTCATGAACTCCTTGAATGCAGGAACCTGAGAGCATAGTGCTCGCATAGCCTCTGGAACGCTATTCACCGCCATCTGGTGAATCTTGCCAAACTTTCTACCTAGAGACAGGCCTAACTTAATATCAATCAGTTTCTGGGTCATAAATTACATCCTCTGGTAAATCCTTATGGCGAACGATTCGCACAGTGCGCTCGCGCCAGTAATTGGAGTAGATATCAACAGAACTCATTTTACCATATAGATGGTGAATGAATCTGTTATTGCCAATGTAGATTCCAGCGTGGTTTGTCACATCACTTTGCACCTGCATCATAATCATTGAGCCAATCGGAATATCTGAAGTTTTTACCAGCTCAAATCCTTCATTAATCCAGTTGTCGTCATAGATATTTTCATTGTACCGCTTCTCCCACCACGGGTAATTAACTCGGTAGTCACTCAGTTTGACTCCGTATTTCTTGTGAAACGACATAACCAGCTCCCAGCAATCAAAGCTACCCAACCCCCACGGGCGACCAATCAGCGGCATGGTTGATGGTTCAAGAATACGCATATCTCCCTCTGGGATACTTACGATAACATAAGGAATCTCGCACTCATTGCAGCTACAGATATCCGCCGGGCTAGGCCTTGTTGTAGCACCATCACCCGTGTGAGAGTGGACTACGTAAACAATAGATTCATTGTGAGCCAACTCAAGGAGAGCATCTGCATACTCACTTGAATCAAGGATAAACTCATTTTCAGGGTCTTTGCTGGCGTTGGTGATTCTGTGGTACTTCTGCGCCCGACCCTTCTGCGTGACAACACCACAGCATTCTTGCGGGTAAACTTCTTTTGCGTGCTGGAAGATTTCTAATTTGCATCTTTTTGTTAACATAAATCAACTCCATGGTTTTTATGAAAATAATTTATGGACCTAAATTTTTTAACAGCCACACAGGCATCTTGCTTTGATTCAAAGTAACCAAGATTAAACCTCTTGGAATTTACTGTCGCGTAAGCATTCCACTTTGAATATTTGGGATACCAAGAAACGCCTGTAAAACCGCTTTTATTATCAATTCTTTTAGATGCATTCCTCTGATTAATTGACTTTGTAACAACTCTTAAATTCTCTATCCTGTTATCGTCCCTAATGTGATTTAAATGGTCAACCTCCATTCCATGCGGTATTTCACAGTTATGCATCTCCCAAATAACCATGTGTGTCATATATAAAACTCCGTGAAATTTCACAAATCTATACCCTTTTATTTGATTTGATCCAGCTTCCGAACCAACCTTAGCCCTCCTGCCAGGGCTAACTTTCCAATAGATCTTGCCATCTCTGTATTCGAAAATTTCATTCCAGTTCATTTTTGTCTCCAATTTAAGAGATTAGAGGATAGCCCAAATCTGGGCCGTCCTCTTAACAAAAAGTGCTATGATTGATTCGCTTTAGCCTGAAGACTTGCTGCCGCGCAACCACCAAAGTCCAGCTGATTATTCTCTCCAAACCTAATTTTGCAACTGTTAACAGTTCCTGCGCAGAAGTCTAATGAGGGGTCTGACACAGGCTCATCATCCTTGTTGAAGTATCTATTACCAGCATAGCCGCAACCATTACCGCTACGATACCAGCCCCTGGACGCCCAATAGCAAACCGATTGAACAAGTCTGGCAGGGATGTAAATGCCATCCATATCCATCGGGCTACTAAGCTCAAATGACGCAGTTTTGTAATCAACCTGCTTCGGTCGCTCAATGAAGTAAACAAATCTGCGATAGTCAAACAAGTCTGGCAGGGATGTAAATGCCATCCATATCCATCGGGCTACTAAGCTCAAATGACGCAGTTTTGTAATCAACCTGCTTCGGTCGCTCAATGAAGTAAACAAATCTGCGATAGTCACCATCAGCAATGCTTCCGTCTTCATTGATGTTATCTCTCGTGGTAATCCATATGGTAACCTTAGCTTTAACAAGTCCGTTGTATGTTCTAATCAATGCGCTAATGCGCTGGTCTACGTTTGATACTGTTAGTGTAACCTTGTTGGCTTTTCCGTCAGAGGTCATATTAATGCCCGAGATACCGAATGGGCGAGGCCCGTACTCTTCACCACGAAAGGTGATGGTTTTCTCTGGTAGTGGCTCGCCATTCATTTGGGCTAGCATGATCTCTTCAGGTGTGTATGAAATGTTCTCATTGTGGAACGAATAAACGAGACTGCCAAAAGAGGTTCCGTCAACCTGGATTAATGTCACAATCTCGCCAGGAAAAAGGCTTTGCAACTGATTTTCAAACTTTGTACTTAACATGATTTTCTCCAATAAAAAAAGCCCCTAATGGGGCTTAGTTTAACGCATTGAGCTAAAAACTTCCACGAATTGCATGCTTACAGTCTGAATCACCTTGCTGACTGGTGTGACGCTAATGCTATCCTGAGAAACAACAAACAACTTAATCTCACCCTGCGGTGTGGTCCACGCAAAAGGTGTAATGATGTGCGTAAAACAGAAGTCTAACACTTCCTTCCAGTTAGTGTTGGTATATGTCATGTTGTAGGTTCTGACGTTTGTGTTATATCCTCCACTTCCAATTTGCTTGTATCCATTTCCGAATGAAACACTCCTTACATTGCTTGCGTTGGTAAATGAGCCGCCTCCATTTTGGACTTGAGTGCAGTAATTAAATGTATCAATAGCCATAAAAAATCCTTAGGGGCCGAAGCCCCGTTAATTAGTTGAATCCGCGAAGGTAAGCATAAGCACGGCCACCCTGCTGGAAAGACTGAGCAATCTCTTCCGCTACGATTGCCTTAACTCCACTTTGCAATGCCTTAGCTTGCTCTGGGTCGCTACCAACCCCGGAGTTTACGTTAACAGTGATGCCACTAACATTAACATCTGTTCCACCAGAAACCAAACCGCCATTTGCATAACCGGAATGACCACCAACCGCGCCGCCGTTTGCATATCCTTTCATTAGCGCGTAAAGGTTTTTCACACCGATTCGGCTTGTAGCTTCTTTTGTGAATACAAACTCTCCACGATGAACCGTGCCTGCTGGCTGATATTTTCCACCATCCCCAGTGTAGCCGCCACCAGCAAAACCTAATCCAGAGGCAATTGAACCAATAGTGCCACCAGTACCACCAAAGCTACTTAAGCTAGACTCGATGGCCTTTACAATAAGAAGCTGGGTTGCAATCTTCGCTATCTGCTTAAGGATGCTAACTGTGAACTCCCTGAAATTAGTCTCGCCAGTGGTTACAAGGTTGGTAATCTGGTCGGTAATGCCCTCGAAGACGGTAGTAGTTAAACTTCCAGCAATTGAGAATGCATCCGTCGCGCTCTCAGCCCAATTGGCAAAGGATTGATTCACGCCGGCGAGCCAGTTTTCACGTAGCGCATCCTCCTGAGCGTAAAAGTTGCGTCTCGCCTCCAGTAGCTGTTGAAAGTCTACGTCATCAACAGAACCACCAGCATTAACCTGATTGGATTGAAGTGCCTGAATCTCCTTAGCCCTTTGCTGCTCACGAGATGATAACCCAGCACCCAAGTCGATGTTACTTGCTTCATTGTTAATCTGAATAATCTTCTTGCGGTTATCTTCAGCTAACTTATTGGCTTGCTCCTGCAAAATAATCTGATCTCCTAGTTCAGCCTTCTGCTTTGCTAACTCAAGAATCTTGTCCTTTTCAAGAAGAAGTCTTGCCTGCTCTTTGGTAATTGAGCCATCAAGTTGTCTCTGTTCAAGAATCCTGAATTTGGCCTCTTCCTGAAGATACTGTTTGCGCTCATTGCTTATTACTGCGCCAATATCCCTATTTTCCTGAAGAACCTTGAGTTGAGCCTGAAGTGCCAGTACGCCGGATTCGTAACCAATTGTAAGGTCTCTTTGCTCTTTAACCCTACCATTTTCTTCTTTCCTGTTCTTCTTGATCGCATCAAGTTCATCCTGAAGTGCCTTCCTCCTTTTTGCGAATTCCTCATCGGTCCCTGATTGCTCGTTGGTATTCTGATTTTCTCTGCGAGTAACGTAACCAAGTTCTCCCTCTCTGATTCTGGCATATCGCTCCCTGATAGACTTTTCTAGCTCAAGGTTTTGTTTCTTAGCTGCATCGATAATCTTTTGCTGACCCTTGATAACATCATCACCAACGCCATCAAGACCAGGAATGCTCTGCAATGCTTGGGTTGCGCTAATTACGAATTCACCAATCAGCACATCACCCTGGTTAATGAAGACCCTGATTTGCTCAATTGTTCCGGCAATTACGTCAACAAACAGGTTCAGCGCCCCAACCGTTCTACGGCTAATTGCATCCCAGATATCAGAGATGTACTTTTTGAAATCATTCCAGGCCAATTCAAGTGGTGTCAATTGAGCTGCTATGTCGTTAAGGTTAGCTTCCTGTGACTTGCTGAAAATATCGATCGCAGCGGTAACTGCCTCAACTTCTCCCTTTGTCTTTCTCAGGTTTTCGATCGTCGTCAACTGACCATTAGTGAGGAAGTTAAAGCGCTTATCCAAATCAACCAATCCCTGTATTGGGTCGCTCGCAATCTGGTTATAGTAACCAGTAATCTCCTTCGCATCCTTACCTGTCAACTGCGCCCATCTTGCGGTCGATTTAGTAATCTTGTCAATCTGCGTCAGCGTAAGGTTACCTTGTTCAATAAGGCTTGTTGCGATGCTAGTCACAAGCCCCCTGGTGGCACCTGTTGCATCAGAAACAGAGCTAACCAACTCCCTAACCTGCGAGATTGATGCGATTGTAGAGTTGTTGGAGAATGCAATTGCGGAGTTTAACGCCCTGAATTCACTTTCAGCCTGAGCCGCGCCAACACCAAGAGCTACAAGTGCCCCACCCAAAACACCAACAGCTACATTGAATGGGTTTAAGGCTGCAAGCGCGAATCTAAAGGTGTTACCAATACCGCCAAATGCATCCTTGATCTGCCCACCTTGCTGAATTGCAATAAGCCAAATCGGAATGCCTCCAGCAAGCGATGTGCCAATATCAGTAATCTGCGCTGGCAGTTGAGATATAGCATTCTTGTATTGCCCGGCGCTTAATCCTGATTTCTGAAAAGCCTTACTCTGAGCAATTAACTGGGTGTTTGCCTTCTGTGATGCGTCGGCGATTCTGTCAATGATGGGTGCAGCCTGAGAGCTAACGCCAAGCTGGGCCGCTTGTAACTTTATGTACTCCTCTCGCGTCAATGTTGCCGCCTGAGCCTGACGCTCAAGTGATGCAATGAACCTATCCGCTTCAGCCTTTGCTTTTGCCTTATCCTTTGCAGCCTGTGCTGCCGCTCTACCTTCCTCAGTTAGCGCCGCGCGTGAACGAGCAAGTTTTGCGTTTTGAGTTTCAAGCGCTTCACCTAATCGGAAAAACTCCTCATCAGGAACTACTCCAGCTGCGAATGCCTTATCAAGACCTACCGCTGCCTCCTGGAGTTTGCGGAACTTTGCAGCCGTCGGGTCAATAGCCGTTTGAAGCTTAGCTAAAGATGCCTGTTGCTCAGCCAGTGCGCGAGCGGTATCTCTAGCCTGGTTTTTAGCAACCTGCTCAGCGTTGACGAACTCACCAATACCGGAAGCGGCCTGTTGGTTAGCCTGTCTGAACTTTTGCAGGGATTGCGTGCCACTGTCTACTTGCGAGACGTCTACGGCTAGTGTGATTCCGGCTAATTCATTTGTTGCCATCTAAGCCTCCATAATAGAAAACCCGCCGAAGCGGGTTATTTTTTTCTCAGGTTATCCATCATCTCTAGAGCCTTAGCTTCAAGGATGCGTAAATCGCTGAGCACCAATTCTTCTTCAGAAACATTATACACTCTAAAGAGGAAGTTTAGCACGTTGTAATCTAAACCTGTAGCTCCGTTAGCTCCGACTCTCCACTGTGTAGCCATTGAACAATAAATGTCCCACGCCTTCATCATGTTGTCGTCGAAGTGTAAAACCTCAGGCTCTTCATCTTCGTAATCAGAGCGGCGCATCCCAATAGCTTCCAGTTCGGCATCTGTTGGGTCTGACTGGTACTGTAGATACACCGCCCTCTTTAGTTTTTTACTCGCTGACCAGCTAAAGCTTGCATGTAAGCGGTAGTCAGTGCAACGGTTGAGGCTGGGAAAAGGTCAGATAACTCATTAACGTTATCTTCGTTATATTCCTCCTCCAAATCCCAATCAGAAGCAATTGCCATGATAAGTTCCTTTGTGCTCAAATCTTCCTTGCTAAGTAATTCCTGCAACTCAGATGTTTTCTTGTGCTTGACCGTAAAGATAACCTCTACATCCTGGTCGTTAGCCAGCTTGAATTTTACCGGCAGCTTAAAGTCAGGAAGTGCCGCCAGTGAAAGTTTGAACTTTGCCATTATGTTAATCCTCTTATTGTTTGTGAGTATGTATTCTATTACTTAGTGTTTTCTTTTGCAATCTTAGCAGCCGAGTCCTTACAAACCTCTTTGCCGTATTTCATGATTTGGTCAACTTTGCCACCTACAAGTTCCTGACATGCTAGCTCAGCCTTAGAAAATTCAACAGTATATCTGTTTGCCTTGCTATTGGCATCAGCCTCGCCAGTTGGGTTAACAATCTGAACTACTGCATAAAAAGCAACAAGAACCGCAGCGAGCTTGATAATGTTTTTAACGTTATTCATTTCTTAATTCCTTCATTTCGTTTCGATGAAGTAACTATACAGCAAAGTTGAACGAGCGCTTTAGCAAAAAGTGCTATGCAATAAAAAACCCTCCGAAGAGGGTTTGTTCTTTAAGCTGGTGCTGCCACAGATGACAGTCGACCACGAATGGATACCGAGATGGACACCGTTTCGATTTCGTTAACACCAATGGTTGGCGTGTCGTTGAAAGCGATAGTGCCGGACTGCAAACGCATCTCCTGTGCGCGTGGAACATACAGATGAATTGCGACAACCTGCCCTGACTCATCGTAGTTACGCAGAACCGGATAAACCGGGTTGGTGTACTCATGAGCAAAGGTGAACGTGTTTGTTACGGCAGATTTATAAGTCGGAATCTGCTGCTCACGGTCATCTGACAAGCACTGGAAGCTAACGAACTGCTGCTCGCCGCCGTCAGTGGATACATCTTGAACGCATGGAACCTCGAACCAGGAAAGAATCTTAACCACTTCACCAGTCAACCCCTCCGGGAATTTTGTTGTACTAGAAGTATCGATACCTTCAACTGTGATTGATGTACCAGTAACTGCGGTAACTCGGACATGCTTGTCAGCAAGCAGTGTAGAGGAAGACGCGGTAAACAGGAGGTGATTGCCAACCTCAATACCAGAGCCGTCAGCTACGGTTAAAACAGGGGTAACTGCGTTAGAAATTGCAGTTACGTTAATTGCAGCTCCGCGAGAGCCTTCTACGAAGACCTGCGTGCCATTTGATAAATGAGCAATAATACACCTCCAAATAAATGAGTTAATTTAGTCTAGACGAACATAAAAACGAACCGGGATAAACCACCCAGACTTAGATTTGATAACGGGGTTAACAAATCCAGACTCATAAATGGTCCCGCTGTCAAGCATTGTACCATCAATGATAGATTCTGCCAATTTATTAGCGATTTGTCTGGGCCTGTCAATTCCAGTTCCAGGGCTGAAGAAAACAGAGATCTGCACCATGCCTACGTAGTATTTGCACTTCCTGCTTAATCCGTAGGTTACAGTGTCAGCTTCTGTGTAGTCGTACTTAAGCCAGATTGACCCATCCGCCGGAGGAGTGAATGCAGCATTCTCCCACGCAACTGGATATCTGACCGGAAATTCATTTACCAGTAAATCATTGACGAATTTCCTTGCCGCTAATGATAATTCATATTGCACGACGCGCCTCCTCTACTGCTTCCTGGAAATACCTGCCTAACCTTGCCTGCACCACTCCCAAAACGCCAGCTGGAGCCTGATTTGAAGCTCCGTACTCAAGATCTGCTGCGTAATCAAGTCGGTTGGTTATATAAATAACACTAGTGGCCTTTGAATTGGCAGCTGCCCTAGCTTGTCTGGCGAGATATGTTTTCGTCTGCCAACCAGTCTGATCGTACTCATTCAGTGATTGCTGGGCCGGTGAATTTGCGGTGATTTGCCAGTTAGCTTTGAACCTACCCGTGTCGACAGGCGAAAGGTCAACAATTGCGTTAGCTGTTTTAGTGACCGTATTAGCCACTATAATCTCAAAACCTTTATCGGCCCTGTCAATCCAGTCGGCAATAGATTTCTCAAAAGTAGCCACGCTTCCAATATTTCTAGCCATAAGTAGCCACCCTACGAAGAATCGGTCTATAACCAACCACTGTTCCGGTTGGTTTTACAGGGCGCGGGTCAACAACAACAAAAGTCTCGCCATCAACTTTAATCTGATAACCCTGTTTGATTTCAACCTGTGCCGTGAAGATTCCGCGCTTATCGCCAAACTGGATAAACTCACCATCAATATCTCGCGCCTTGATTTCTCGCACCAGGCCTTTTAGCTGGAATGCCTGCGAATTAACCACAACCTCTACGCCGTTAACGATTTCAACATATCCAGCGCCAGTGCTCATCTCGTAAACGCCATTAGCATCACTAAAGAAGTTAATTCCAGCGCGAGTGATTGATTCAATTTCACTGTAGTTCATCGGCAACCGCACCCACCGCCACCAGCGGAAGTGATCAATCCAAAGCCGCCACCTTTCTTGCGGAGAAGTGCTTTGTACATGCGCCCCCAGGAGGAAGATGATAAATCACCCTGGATTGCTGATTGGTTATCATAGGTGATGGAAAATTCACCGCTCAGTGCGTAACTCGCCATTCTACGGCTGTATGTTTCCAGGCCTTCATTCTCGCCCTTGAACGCGCCATCAGCGAGCATCAAGTGTAATGCATAAAGTCCCACAGCCTTATCTTTATCTGCTCCAAACTTGCTTTCGCATACGTATAGACGTGCCAAATCAATCCATACATTAATTGATTCGTCATCCACCACCTTGAGCGCCGGAACAAGCGAGCGCATAAACGCCAAAATTGCATCATTCATATTACCTCCATACAATAAAGGACGCCGAAGCGCCCTGTTTGTTATTTATACTCGTTACCCGCCTCAGCTTCGGAGATGGTTTTCGGTTCTTTGCGCTTTTTCTTGCTAACAATTTCTTGCGCGATCTGCTTGGTTGCTTTTGCGTCACCCTCAATAGTCAGTTTACCCTCTGCGATTAAGCGCTTAAGTCCGTCGCAAATTGCATCAACCTCAATAGTGTCACCAGGCAAATATTTCTCACCCTTGTAAACGATAAGGCAAGCGCCAGTGTGTTCTAAACGAATCATTTTAATCTCCTTTGTTTATCTGATTGAGTGATTATAACTCAACAAATCCATTTGGTACAGACGTAAAAAAGCCCTCCGAAGAGGGCGATTTATTACTTGAAAGTAATACCTTTCATTACGGCCATCGTCAGTGGACGATAAACGATCAAACCTGTAGCTTTTGATGTTACAGGATATCGGAAATGCAGGTCTTTCGGTTGAGCCGGAAGTACGTTAGTAACCTCCGGGATCTCGATAGACATATTTAATTGGTCCTTCTCAAACGCCAGAGCAGCCTTACCACCTGCGCCATCGTAGTTATCCAGGAACTGAAGGTAACGCAGATTGATACCCGAGTTGTTGGTGGCGAACAGCTGCGCGTAACTGATAGAGGTGTTAGGAACCAGCTCTTGCATCAGTCGGCGAGCGGAAGCAGGCAGCAAGATATCAGTTGCGGTGTGAGTGCCATTGGTCGAAGTCTCGATTGCATCAATAAGTGAGGTAATATCAGTCATGGCAGCAGCTGCGGAGTTCCACGTACCAGCAACAACGTTGTTGATGTTCGGATGGTCGAATACGCTAGGGATACCGTGCGGAGCTGAGCCAGACCAAACCAGTTTATCCAGCAGGTTGTCGTGCGCTTCGAATGCAAGTGCCTGCTTGCGAGTTGATAGAGACTGACCCGTTGCGGCACCGGCTTTGATTTCATCGGTTGAGATCAGGAATGCGTTACCGAAACGGAACACTTTACCTTGTTTCTCAGTCATGAAAGCATCAACCAGCGGCAGGTCATCAGAGTAATCGGCGATAATCTGAGCAATACCAACACCATCAAATTCTGGGTATTCGAAATACTTCGCATGACCAGGAATTTCATTGGTTACAGGGAAGATGTTAACAACAGAGTTTTCTGCGTATTCTTTTTCGTAAGCACGATTCAGAGCAGCGGTAAGCTGGCTAACAGTCCAGACACCAGCGGCATCGGCTTTCTCTACGCCAATTTGCTCTAGGTGAGCGGTGATTTTTGCTTGTTCTGCATCAAATTTAATGGCCATTCTTTATTGTTCCTTTTCAGTTATGTGTCTACGGATTCATTATACAGTAGGGCGACCGCAAATCAACAGATAAGTTAGTCGCCCACGACGTGTTAGCTTGCGATAATCTTAGCTACTCGAAGCTGCGCGAGAAGGTCGTTTACTTTACTGGCTACTGCGTTAACTGCCGTGGTAGCTGAGGTGGCCACTTCAGCAGCGTCAGCGCCAGCCACGGCCTGGGTTCCAACGTTAGCGACAGCCGCACCTGCAACAAACTTATTGCCAGGCATGGCTTGAACTGCACCAGCGCCAATCTGGATAACCACAGCCGCCGAGGTGCTTGCGGCGGGAAGTCCAGACACAGGAACTACACCACCAATGTTAGCCAACGTCTTATCGCCAGCCATGGCTTGGTTTGCTCCATTACCAACAATCGGCGCAAAAGTTGCTGGCTTTCCGGTCACATCACCCCAGGCTACTGAAGCTGCGCCACCAGAACTGCCTTTATATGCGTAAGCAAAGAACTGCCCAGAGGTAAGGTTCAGGCTTGATGTGTCAATGGTAAATCCGTCATTAGACGCGGCCTCAATGGCTTCGAACAGCTTGCGCATATTTGTGAAAGTAATCACCTTAGCTTCAGTTATTGAACTATCAGCACCCTTAGCAACAACGAGGGAATATGACTGTGAGCCATTTACCGTGATTTTACTTACTGGCTGAAAGCCTGCCGTGATTGCTGCTTGCAGTAGTGCATTGAATCGTCCGCTATCTGCATTGATAGCCTTAACTTCGGTGTAAGCCATGATTAGTCTCCTTTTTTAAGTGAGAGTTGAATATATCATAGGCGTTATTTGATTACAAAAAAACCTCCCGAAGGAGGCTTTAATTTACTACACCACAGTTGCACAGAACTTTACACCAGAAAGATCCTGAGCTTTATTGGCCTTCAAGCCAACAACAACACAATAGTAATCAACATAAACATCAGGGTTGTAAATCCCGGAAGCCTCTTTCTTAAGAACTCTTGTTTTAATTACCTTAGATATTAAATCCTCACCATCTTTAACTAGTTCGCTAATTATCTCCGCATCTTTCACCTGTGATTGGTAAACCTTTTCGCTAGATAGCCTAGCCTCAATTAATTCGTACATATCGCTACCATTTCTTGACATTACTATATCCTGTATAGCAAATCCTGGGACAACCACGCCATCAATGACATTTGATGCACCAAGATTCACAATGCGAAATGGCTCACCACTGCCTTCACTCAAAGATAATAAATTGCAGAATCCATTGCTTATTGCTGACTTCATTTCCTGATTGAAGGCACCAACTGATTTGCGAGCACCCTGACTCAAAACTTTGATTTCCAAAATGTATCCTTAAAATAAAAGGCCCCGAAGGGCCTGTGGGTTAAGCTCAAGCAGCTGCAACAGCTGGACCTGCGGATTGAATCAACTGAACTTCAACTAGTGCGCCATCAACGCTTTCGCCTTGCTTAATTGGGTTAGCACCACCAGCATAAGCAGAAGCATAACCACCAGCAAATGTAAAACCAGTATCCCAAGTGGTGCGAGCCGCCTTAGCAACAACGACTCCACTTTCGTTTACGAAAACCTTGCTACCAAATACTGGCGCAGCCGCCAAAGTGGTGCGAACCCAGATTCGACCGTGAGTCATTACGTTAACCGCTTCATTTACGCGAGCAGTACCATCCGGAGTCTCGTAGTGAGATCGAACAACTACACCAAGATAATTTCCTGCAGTGATTCCACTTGCCTCCACAGTCTTGTGCCCATCCACAGGCTTGGCAGCTGTAAACTTAACAAAAGTACCAACCGGAATTGCCGTTGCGCCGCCAACCACACAAGCGCCGTCGATGTTATAGAGCGAAGTATCAGAAATCATACCAGCCAGTGCTACGGAACGAATTGCCATGTTTATAACTCCTTATTTCTTAATTTTAGCTAAACGAGCGCGCGGGTCTAATTTCTTAGGCTCTTCGGCGCTGTCAGATTTGTCGGAAGCGGTAGTCGCTTTACGTACTTCAGCCATTTTATCAGATTCTTTGGCAATGTCGAAGGCTGCGTCGATGTACGCGTCAGACTTCTCAGAAACGTCAAGGCCAGAAACTTCTTTAACGTATGCAACCTTAATGCCTTTAGAATCAAGACCGTCGGCCTTAACACCAGCTTCAGCAGCAACAGCAACCAGAGCGGCCAGAGCATCAGCATCAGCTTTCGCTTTAGCAACTGCAGCCTCGATTTCAGAAGGCATTGCATCAACTTTAGCTTTCAGCGCATCACGCTCAGCGATTGCAGTATCAGCCTTTGCGTTCAGTGCTTCGATGTGAGAAGCGATTTCCGGGGCGACTTCAAATTCCTGCGCGCCGTCGAGTTTAATTTTAACTTTCATTTCCTGTTTATCCTCTTTATTGATATCAACGTCAGTAGTATACGGGTTTTCCTGCTCACCGTCCATATTCAATTTGGCAATGCCTGCGCGACCTCGATATACCATTGCGAGATGGTTCACTTTAATTTCACGCTGAATTGCGTCGAACTCCTGCCATTCTTCTGGTGCATCGAATTGCTCACTATCAGATTTAAGGACGTACTCGCCAGTAATAGGATCGCCCCAGCCAGGTGTCTCGTCAAGAATCGCAGAGTAACCGACGGATAACTCCTTGGCGTTACCAGCCATAGCTTCCTGAATGGCCGTGTTATCGTAAACAACAATTGGGGCAACTACGGAGCTACCTAATGGTTCAGCCTTGCCAGTAACGGAACCTACCACTACCTCTTTAGCGTTCTCCGAGTTAACGAAAACATGGTCCAGAGTCATTGGCTTACCCTGGTAGCTCGCGAGTGACTCGTCCTTGAAAACCTCCTCGGCCGGGCGAAACTCTCGAACCGTGCGACCGTCCTCCATGTAGTAGACTTGCACGCCGAGACGTGCGACTACTGGTGTGTCGACTAAGAATCCATTCTCGTCGATTGTTGCCTTAAACTTTGCGCTGTCATAGCGGATTTTGCTCATTAATTACGACCTCCTCTAATGGCTCTTGTTGTTTGGAATCAATATCGCCATCTGAAATCTTAATCTCTGGTGCGATAGTGCGTAGTGTATCACGTGCCTCGCTAGTATCCATAGCTCTAGCTGCGATTAGTGCCGCAATGCTGTTTACGTTCTTCTCTAGAATCTCCGCTTTGTCCTTGCTTGATTCCTGAGCTAGAGGATTAAACTCCACTGACCATTCTTGCTCGTTTGAAATAAACGGAATCAGGAACCCGAGAATCGGCAGTAGCTCAGCGTTACGTTTGCGATCGACTAGCTTATGGAATGTCTCTAGCGCTGTATTCTGGCTTGATGACACGCCACCAACGTTTTTGTTCTTGAGGATAATTTCATGAATACCACTCAGCGCAACAATTCTGTCAAATTTCTTGTCCAGGAACGCGTCAATACCACCAATATCAGAGTTAAGAACACTGTATTCTTCAGATTCTGCGTCAATGCCAATCGCCTGACCAACTCCGCTATTGTTATCAACCTGAGCAAGGCGTAAACGAGCGGCGCCAAATCCCTCACTGTCATCGCACAACTCAGCCAGACCCTTAGCCTTCCATACCGCCTGCTGCTTGCGCCTCAGTAACTGCGTAGCCAGTCGTTCGCAGTTGGTGTAATCCTTGATTGAGTCAAGAATGTCACTGGATAGAACGCTACGGCCCCAGCCATCATTCTGCCGGCGCATTGAGTTAGGAATTCGCTCGCCATCGATGATATGGATGCGGGTGTAATGAACATCGTAAAACATATCGCTCTCATTGGTGGTGATACGATAGGTGAGTGGCTTACCAAAACGCGCGTTGCGGGGATTCTCCTCGCGGGCTTGTACTTTTACTTGTGTGCGGTCATAAACGCGTACAGTTTCAAGTTCTGCACCTTCTCTGACTGGACTTGTTAATGCCCTATTGTCCCTAACGATAGCAACAATTGCAGAACCGCCGAACAATCTGGCCCAAGACCAGGCTTCATTGATGTGCTTTGTAAGATCAAGGTAATCCCATCGCGACCAGAATTCAGGCTCGTCATCAATACCATCAATGTGGAATCCTGCCGACAATGCCGTTTCCGGGATTGTATCGATAATTCTACGCACCAGAGCATTATCCGCATAAAGCGAAGCCAGAATTGTAGGCGCCTGATTCTGCAATCTCCCGTAAATCTCACTACCATCACTGCCGCCGAGAAAGATATTGGCGTAGCTGTCTGTCTTAACCATGTTTTTCTCCAATAAAAAAGCCCCATATAGGGGCTTAGTTTATCACGGCTATTTAATTCCCGCTATGCGCATTAGTCGCGCTTTAGGGTCATCTGCAATGTTAAGTACCAGGTTAACAGCCATTGTTAGGCAGTCAATTTGGTCGTCGTGTTTGTGGCTATCGTCAGCCGTAAAGGCGGCAATCTCCGTAAGTAACCCGCTTAGCCACGGCGCTGACTCCGGAAGAACGACATTTCCAGCTTTAATCTGTGGCAATGAGCTCATCACCCTGGTTAGTTTGTCGTTATCCGGTACGTATGGCTCTATCGGTGTTCGCATAACTCTACCTGCCGATTGAATCAGGCCGATACCAGAGGCTTTCTTCTCGATGATGATTTTACGAAGGATACCATCTGTCTGACTGGTTGCCCTTGATTTCTTCTCGAAGTCCAGTAGTTCCGCCTCCAACTCTGGTGCTTCAAATTTACCCCTTCTCTGGTCTATCAGGTAAATCCTGGCATCCTTATAGCCCCATAACTGAAGCACTGAGAAGTCACTATAACTCTTTGTAGTCATCGCAGTATCGCAAGTTATGAATCTATAATCGTACTTAGCTGGAGGTCTGAATGTATCACTAAGACGCTGGAACCAATCCACGTTAATAAGATTGCCGCCCAATGCTACAGGGCATTGTTGATATTGGCTAAGGAAAGTGTACGGGTCAGCATCACGCATAGCTATCAAGTCTTCTATTGACTCCTTTGCCGGAAAGTAACTGTAATACTTAACTCCATCACGCTCTACAAATGGTGATGAAAGGACATCATCAATAAATTGTTGCTTGATCCACTCAGGAAGCGTGTCGGCGTAATCCTCCGTGACTATGGCTGGAACTTTCACCACATCGAACTTGATGCCCATTTGCCCTGACTCCATGAAGTGGCTAGTGTCCAGAACATGAAGCCTTTGCTGCACGGCAAGTATTGGCGTTTCCTTTCCCTTTACAGAGCTAGCTCGACGTGAACGAATTGTGTTCTTGAGAAGCATGTTGACAGCCTCTCTTCTTACATTACTTAGAGCATCATCAGGCTTTAGTGGGTCATCCAGCATTATGCAACCACTATAATCGTCAGTCATGTAGCCGCCCCTGCTTCCAGTCACCTGTCCTGCCATCGCCTTAGATATAGACTCAAACCTAACTTTGCCATTCTCATCCAGTACCTGAATCTCGTCATCCCTGCACGTTCCAAAGGTGCAAGGCCAAAGCTCCTGGAACTCCTTTGACTTAATCAGGTCACGGACGCGCTTGGAGTTGCGCTTAACCAATGAGTCAGAGAATGACAAACTAAGATTCCTGACCTTCTTAATCTTAATCATGCTATATACAGGGAAGTGGATGCTAAACAGTTCGGTTTTGGCAGATCCAGGAGATACGTTTATGATGGTATCCTTTCTCTTACCCTCAAGAATCTCATCAATGACGCGGCAAAGGTACTTCGCATGCCAATTCATTTTGAATCTCTCACCCTGAGTTATCTGGAAGAAGCACCGCAAGAACCCCTCGAAACTATGCTCAGAGATGGCCTTGATAGCCATCTTTTCTGTGTGCGTTAGTTCATCCCACACTATCAATTCACTCACTTGTTATACCCTCTTATTGTTATAACTTACTAATCACAGATTCCAGCGCTTCCTTCATGCTATCAACGTCGTTAGCTGTGGAGTTGTTGCTAATCTTAATCTCCTGCGGCTTATCAATGCCAAGTTCTTTACCAACGATTGTTGAGTTGATGATACCCGCAACGCCAAGCTGGTACTTCTGCTCATAAATTACGCTATCAATGAATTCCATCACATCAGAGTACCCAGCCTCAGTACGCCAGCGAGCGAATCTATTGATGTTAACACCCATGAAGAGCGCCAAACCCGTTAATGTGAACACTCGAGGCTTGTGCACTAAACTCTCGCTAACCACGCCCTGGAATGCCGCCGTCTCAATAGCTTTGATTGCCTCACTCTCAGCCCAAGAGAAGTATCTAACGGCGAAATTAAACACCTCTTCTGGCGTGTACTTGCGGTTGATTGCCACCATAGCAATGTCGCCATACTTCTTGTTGTAAAGCGCCTTGAAGTTTCCCTCACCAATCTTTAATGCTGTTTTGCTCATAAATCCTCCTTTGTTGAGGTCAGATTATACCATATTACAGACGAAAAAAAGCCCTCAAGCGAGGGCTAAAAACAACGAGAGAAACGAAACTTAACGAGGGTATAACACTTTTTACTTTCGCTCACGAACGTAAGCTACCAGGAATTTGTGAGTATCAGGGTCAGCGCCTGACATCTCCTTTACTTTCGCTACCGCATCCTCAGCGCTGATTGCGGCAACTGACGCGATGTAATCTTGAGTGCAGTTCTTGCACGAGCGGCCCATTAAGCGAATGGACAACTTCACATCCCACATAATGAACTCCTTTATTGGCGCTCCGCACTGGATTCGAACCAGTAACCCACGACTTAGAAGGTCGTTGCTTCTGTCCAATTGAGCTAGCAGAGCCTTAAATGAGTCCCGGTTACGGCTCCGGGGCTGCCTGATACAGCCGGTTAATCTGCCTATTTGCGCTAGGTCTTAAGATGTGCCGCATACGCTACTTAATGAGCAACGGACTTAGTAGTTGCGCTACGCGCGCCGTTCCATCTTGGATGGCTCGTTTGCCTACGTGGTTAATGTTAGATAATTCCGGTCAGTGATGCAAGCTCTTTTTAACAATTACTACTTAACTGATTTATGTTTGAGCTTTCTATAAAAAATTTCGTCAAGCGTGCTGCGGCAAATCATCATGTCCACCTCGCTGTTCTCAATGTGCCCGCATTTCCTACACATTAACTTTGTTTTGAAGCCACCAAAGCGAAGAGCATTCTCGAAATGTTTAATATCACGAAAGTAAACATAGTGATGCTTCTTGCAGCCGCATAAAATCTGTCTTAATGTTCTCATACTACCACCATAAAGTAAGCCCAAGTAATCATGCCTGCGATAAACCAGATTGTTAACTCACTCACACATACCCCACAATTTTCAGACTTAGCGCAACACACCCCAGGATTAGAGCTGCGCATAATATGCAAATTACATATCCTATTAAGTTACTCATAAAGGCTATTCCCATTATCGTCACGACCTACACGACCCTTAAGATACCCACTAGTCCAAACAAAGCGATCTCGACTAATGATTGTAAAAACTGGCTCCCACATCTTAGAAATCAACGTCGCAACCTGCTTATCGTCCTTGCGTTGCTTTGGCGATAACTTGCTGTACTCTTCGTTCAACTTTGCCGCCTGCCGTTTAACCGCGTTGAAGTGTGCTTCTGATAATCCAAACATTTCTCAATCTCTCGTTGTGTTGATAGGGTGATTATATGCCATCCGTGGCGGCCGCGTTTAGCAATTCGTGCTATTTAGTAAATCTCATCTATAACATCGCAAACCTTGATTGTGCCACCAAGAACCTTCTGCTGATTGAATGCATTTACATAGTCTTCGTAAACCCGGACATGTCGAACTTTGTTAAATTTACCTGTCCAGTACTCATGTATGTATAAAATCATTTCTTTGTCGCCTTATCCCAGTTAGTCAGGTATGCAGCATTTACGCTTAGTGACTCGTACTGACGTGATGACTCGAAGTCACTTACGTCGAATTGTTGATTGTTGATCTGAGTGCGAACCTCTTTGACCATCTCGTAGTACTCATCGGCCGAGCGCTGCATAGTCTGGCTGGCCAGTAACTGTTTCAGTGTGGCGGCTTGCTTGTCTGACAGGTTAATAGTAATCATCTTTCTTCCCTCTCGTTTGGTGTGAACTAACTATAACAGAACCCTCCGGAGAGGGTTTAGCAATTCGTGCTATTTACCGGGGAATATCGTCGGCCAATTCGTCAATCTTAGGTCGCAGGCCGCAAGCCTCAGCAACCGCAAGAACACCGCCTTCAATATCACCATTTACCAGATGAACATCATGCTCACTGTATCTTTTGTAGTTATGGGAGAGTAACCCCTTGATGCTGATGTAATCACGGCTATCTCCTTCGAAGGTCTTGCCGTCCATAAACAGCCGGACCAGGGTAACATCGTGACCATCTTCAACAAGCTGGATAACTTCATCAGGGAAACCGCCATCAGTGCAAACAAAGCTAAATACATCGTCACAAATCCTGATATGTTCACTCATTAACTTTCCGAATTGCCGGTCGCCAAATAGCGGCTTTACCACAGACTCGCTAATCCAGATCATGAACTCACGACATTACTTGCCACCAAGGAAATCGTGAGGCAGCTCTTTCTGATCTCGGTCATCATAAGCAGTAATGAACTTACTGAACGCTAGATCACCTAGGATTGAAGCTGCGATCTCAAACATAGGACGCTTAAAGCTCGTCATTATGCCATTGTAATCTTTAGCAATCGCGTTGCCGATAGTGTCCTTTCCTACTCCTGCTGGACCGTTAAGAATGATGATTTTAGCCATTTGTGTTAATCCTCGTAATTGTTCCACCATGCGTCTTAAGCATGAGCTTTGCGTATTTTTCGTCTACATAGTGCAGGAGCATATCAATACCCCTGCTGCTAAATTTATGTTCGTATATTGTCACTTAACTTACATTCGTGTGGTTGATGTGGGGATTATGCCACTCATGATGAACCCCCTTTTAACAAAACTTGCTATTCGATAAATCCGTACTTAACCGCGTTGGCGAGTTTGACATACTGCTTAGCCGTCAGTGTTGAGTGAAAGGTGAAGATTCCGATCTGAACTCCTCTCACCAGTGATTCAGGTGTAATGACAGAAATGTTGATGACCCCGCAACCGCCGCCAGTACGAAGAACCACTCCGGAAACCACACAAAACTCAACGCCCATAATATTCGTGTATACTTGCATTTTTATTGCTCCTTCAAAGCACGATAAACTTTTCTCACTACGCCATACGCGATTACCAATGGCCAGGCTGCGGCAATGATGAATAAATCGGACTGCTTGTTATCGCTATTTCGAACATTGTCGGCGATAGCGTAAACATGCAGCTCGCCAAGCACGCAAAGAAGAATGCATAAAGTAATCATAAAATACCCTTATCAGCTCGGTCGGCAGCTTCAATCAGATACGCTGCTAGCTGGCGAGCCTGTTCTGGCGTGTACAGCATAAAAGTATTGGGATCGCAGTAGTCGTTAGGATTGAATTCAAGTGACACCTTCAATCTGTAACCCTTCTAGGTTGTGTCATCCTGGATCTTGCTAACCTGTACTTCAGCTTGCTCGTTGTAGTCGTCAGAGATTAGAACACTAGTGATAACCATATATTAATACTCTTATTAGTTTACTTTGCTTCAATAAGGCCACTATATCAAATGGCCTTGCGGAAGGTTTAACAAAAAGTGCTATTTACCATTCAGGAGTGATTTAGCTTTCCGGTAGAACTCAATCGCCTTCTCCACCTCTTCTTCGCTGTACCGTAAGTGGTATGGTAGTCTACTAGCATGCTAACCTTCGTAAGTTTTGAAGTTGGGTTGCCAGCTTAAATCCGTCAAGGAGGGGTTGACGTAAACCTTATCTCCAATTAGACAGGTAACATTCATCTTATCGAGCTCTGGAATTAGCTTATCCTTAATCACTAGCATCATTCCATCGCGCCCCGCAAATGGTTTCAGCTTGCGAGCACCTTCATATAGAGACCTGATGCCGACAACTCCTTTTCCGTTAACTCCCATCTTCCTGATGATTCTAATCAGCACGCCAAGCTCATCACCACTATACACCTCTGGGGTATCAATCGAGCCCCAAAACGCCGTTGACTGTCGATACCCGTTAGCGTTGATTGCAACACGTAGTGGTGGAAGGCTATCTGCCATGGCGACTTGCATAACCTGCTCTTCTGTCAGTTTATCCTCGTTAAAGTCAAACATTACTTAATCTCCTCAATAATTAGACGGTAATCTTTAATGGCCTTCATCGCAGCAGCAAGCGCCTCACCTTCATACTCAGAAAGGTCTGGCATCACCTTAGAAATCCTGGACTTGAACTCAGTGATTGCCTCATCCTTGATCGCGTCGTTGGTCTTCTTTCTGATTCCAATGTTTGCAGTTCCAGGAATCAGCTTGATAACCAGCTTTTTATCCCCAAGTATCTCACTCCCAGTAAATTCATTAATACCCCTTTCCTCATCATAATGGTGAGTTGCCTTCAGCCCCGCGCCTCTCAACTCAGGCATACGAGCCGTTGTATTGTAGATGTATGAGCTCTTAAGCTTGTGTAGACCACCATCCTCGGCGCCAATAAGGCTCTCAATCTTGTTGAGTGTCACGCTGATCTGCTTATCCTCAGAATTAAGCGCTGCTTTTACCATCTCACGAATCACTTGGCCTAATGTTACCTTCTCGCTCATCTCTATCACTCCTCTCGTTTAAGTTGAATCAATCATATCCCGACTTACACATGTAGTCAAGTGTAATTTTTGGTAACTTCCGGGGGTCGTTACGCTAAATGGCACACTAGCCCAGCTATAGCTCAATGTAGTTTCGCGTCGTTCGTGTAACGAGGTAAATTGGCTGGGTGGCCCCATAATGGCTAAATCTCACATAAAATGGAAATAATGCATCCTGATAGGAAAAAACATATAGATATCGCCGGGACCCCCGTTACACGACTTACATACAATAATATTAATAATAATAATAATAATAGAAAGAAGATATATATATATATTAAGCACTTATAGTGTAAGTCATGGCGTATCTGCGCGTAACTAGCGTAACGATAGGCGTTGGCTTACATCGCGCTACTGGCGTTACGCGTAAGCGTTAAAATGGCTCAGCCAGAATCAAAATCAACTTGTATGGTAGTCCATCATTCTTTCATTCACTCACTCACCACTTCATTTCACTTTTCGCAACAATCAAAAAAATCATTGCATCTGAAGCAATATTGCTATATACGCAATAATCATGAGAATCATTGCAATATCTGCAACAATCCATAAATCTAACGAATGGCACTTTTTGCTAAAGACATTATGAGTTAGTGGGGATATAGTTAACCCATCAACAGCGAGGAGAAAGACATGAAGCTTGATAAAGATGAGTTACGTCACGAATGTGCACTGATTGGACTTAACGAAGATTACACAGACCTTGTGGTGCGCGGAAAGCTAGACATTGATCTGGCAAAGCAATTCCAGTCAGAAGATGAAGATTTCTGTTGTAGTGGTGAGGGTTGTAATCACTGCATTCCATTTTGAGGATTGAAATATGAAAATTCGCTGCACCAATTGCATCACAAGTACCGACAAGAAAGTCCTAACACCCTTCGTTAAAGGCTCTGTATACGACGCTGAGCCGCTAATCATTAATGGCAAGGCAATCCCGAACGAGTGGTTAATTAAAGGCGCTGAGCGACCGCACAAGCACGATTCTGGATGGATTGCCATCGCTGGCTGGAAGGTTGGAATGTTTATTCCTGGAATCGCAACTTTTGACGAGGTGAAGTGATGGACTTCTCTAAATATATTTATCTTGTTGATGGAGTCCCTTACTTCAAGGAGAGAACGATCGACACTCACACTAACAATATAGATTGGGACTTAAAGAGGTGGAATAAAAGACACGCAAATAAGCCATGCGGATGCAAGCTTTCAAATAGTGGGTATCATCAAGTTGGCATACACGCAAAGCTATACTGTGTTCATAAGATAGTCTACGAGATAGAGACAGGTCAAAAGGTTCCAGATGAAATGGTTGTTGACCACATAGATGGTGATAAATCAAACAACCACATATCAAACCTAAGGCTGGCAACGTGGTCAGAAAACACAAGGAACGCCAAAAGAAGGTCTGACAACAAGACCGGAGTTACTGGTGTTTGCTACATGAGCCGAACAGGAAAGTTCGCCGCCTACGCCAGATACGAAAAGAAAAGATATCATCTTGGTTTTTATGACAACATAGATGATGCAATTGCTGCTAGAGCTGAGTTTGCGAATGGTAAATTCCACAAAAACCACGGGAGATAACTATGCTTTTACCTTCAGATTTGAATTATTGGGATTTTGAAGTTATATCAAGAATGTCTGGAAAGGGCTGGCCTTGCGGTGATTGGTTCCGCGAGGACTTGCTGGAGAGTCATGAAATTATGCTTAAGGCGATAGAAAAAGCAAAGAATATTAACGGTGAACATAAATGATTAAAATTTCTGAATCCGCAATAAAAACCCTCCACTGCATTCATAATGGAGAGATTCATCAAATAAGTTATGACTTTAGTCGAGGCAGGATTCGAGATTCTGGCAAGTCATCCAGGTGTATACCAAAACTATTTCGGCTAGGCTATGTAGAGATGGCATATAATGTAAATAAGCCAGAGATTGGAACTTGGTATAATGTAGTGATAACACCACTTGGACTCAATGCAATAAATAGCACTAATTGCTAAAGCCATTCGGGGCTTTTCCTGTATATTCATCTCATCGAAACGAAACACACGAAGGCAAACAAAATGACCACTACGATTACTAAAAACTGGATCAGCAACGAAAACGTACTATACAAGGCTCGCGTTAAAGATGGAGTGGATCAAATCAAGAAAGATGGCAAATGGTTTAACCTTGAAGAGCGCGGCAAATACATTAAGACCAAGACTCTTTATGTAACCAGAGTTAACCACAACTCATCACTTAAGAAGTCATTCAAGCTTGGAAAGAGATACCAGGTGGCACTTCATGCGGGGCTTGGACAAAATGCCGGATACATTTATGACGAAGATGGTCAGCCATGGCAGCTTTACCGAAGTGAGGGTGTTGGGTTCTTTACTCTCTGTGGCACGTACTATTTTGAGGCTCAATACCTGTAAATAGCAAAAATTGATAATGAATTATAAGCGGTCGTTGATATAATGGCCGCTCAGAAACAATACGGAGAGAAGTAATGTTTGATTTCAACGAAGATAAACTATCTGTTGAACAGGTTATGGCAATTGCTGCAGCAGACAACCTCACCCCACTGCGAGTCGCTATTAATGCTAATGGATATCGCCAGTCTCAATCATTCTGGAAAGCGCCAGTCGAGATTGATGCGGCTAATGACAAGTATCCCGTAATCTCATTGGGTAATGATATTGATGTTGTTGGCAAACTATCATCCAATATCGCTCGTTCTGTTCAGTTTCCGGAGTCGTCCGCATACATGCACTTCCTGGGGTGTATTTCTGCCGCCATGCTAGGACGATTTACAGTTGAGTATCACGGAACTCAGCAACCAACTTCGCTTTATGTTGTAACAAGCCAGCCGCCATCGACTGGTAAATCAGCAATCAACTCACTTTCAATTGCTCCAATGATTGCTGAGACTGAGCGGCTTAATGAAGTGCGAAAACGTGAGCGAAAAAAGATTATGGCCAAACTATCTGCATTATCCAAAGAGATTAAGCAGGAAAAATCTCCGTCAGAGATGGCCTCTCTTTTTGAGGAGAAGGAGGATCTTGAGGAAAAGCTCGAGAAACTTTGCGATATCGTTTTCCCCGTATCCGACACCACGCCGGAAGGTCTTGCGCGAATAAACAACCGTCAGGGCAACTTTGCGGTAATTTCTGACGAAGCAACTAGCGTTAACTCACTTTTAGGCATGACCTATGGTGATGGCTCTAAGAAAACGAACAGCGAACTCGTGCTTAAAGCGTGGGATGCGGGTAACGTATCTATTGCGCGCGCGAACTCAGAGAATAATATGAGTTTCGTTGCTATGGGCTGCATATCTGTAATTGCGCAGGATGAGACGATTAACGCAATCATGAATGCTGGTGCGCGTGGTATCGGTGTTTCTGAGCGTTTTCTGCTTGTACGCGAGAAGTCATTTCTTGGCGAGCGCGTGTTCGTTGATGAGAATGGAGACTCAACTTACGAACCTATTGATGGTGGGCTGAAGGCTGATTATTTCCGCTTGGTTCACGAAATAATGAACGAACAAGATGTTAAGCTCACGGTTAGCAACTCGGCAATGAAATATCTCAACAAAGCACGCCAGGAAATGGAGCCGCACCTTGCTGACGGCGGAAAATATTCGCACACGATGCTGCGCGGCGCCCTGGGTAAATTCGATAAACAGGCTATCAGGATTGCGGCGGTTCTTCACACTGTGCGTAACTGGTTCAACCCAAATGGTGGTAGTCCGCAGAAGTCCAGGGAAATTGAATTGGATACCATGCAAGAAGCTGTAATTATGTTTAATGAACTAAGCAAAACTTACCTTTCATCTGCTAATGCCGCAGGTCACGCTGGTGACAATGCCGAGATGAATAAGTTGATTGACATTCTGATCAAGCAAGGCAAAAACGGTAAGGGTGTTGTTGGCATTCGTTCATTGTATGAAGCGGCTCGCAAGGTTAAGCCGTTCGAGGCTCAGGCTGGAGTAATGACGAAGATTAAAGATCACTTACTGCCGATGCTCGATGAGAAGAACTATACGTGCCTGATTGGTGATAAAGTTTACATTAATCCGCGACTGCTGGGGTGATAAATGTTCCTGCTCGATATATTTAAGTTCTGTGAAAGTTTTAGTTACTTTACGCGCCAGCATTTGGCGCGATTCATCTACCAACATAAGGAGTCTCAGAGATTCAGCAAGGCAGCAGGCTTATCGCATAGGGAATTTTGCAGCGCTGCATCAAAGGAGTTTTGCGCAAAGATGCTTACTGCAGGATACATTGATGGTAAGTGTGGTGAGTTTGTTAGCAATGGCAGCTTGAAGAGGCCATTTGAGTTTAACTTTGAGGCGCTTAGCGGGTATGAGAGCAAGTACATAAAAGAGATGATGAACATAGGAAAAATGACGGACGACGAGTTATTTAGCTAAAAATATAGCCTCCATTAGGAGGCTTTTTTACGTCTTAAGATTAATGCCATGAGAATTAAAACCAGCAGACCCATAGCTCCTGTTCCAACCCACGGAAGCGCTGATGATTCGTTATTAGTAATCTCAATCTTTTCGGCGGTAATTGTTGAGGCCTTAATAGAGTTATCAGCAGTCTTTTTCCCGCTCGAGCTATCCAGTGACCCAACCTTGGAATCCTTAACCGTAGCTTCGCTGGAGTTACTGGAGTCAACCTTGTTCGTTAACCCAACACCAACCTTATTGTTCTCTGCACCAGCTTGAGCGCTAATCTCTGGCTTACTGCCAATCAAACCAGTCAGAGCAGATGTTGCTGAACACCCAGATAAAGCTACGCACATTACTAACGCTGCAATCCACTTAAGCATAACTTAATCTCCTCATTCCTGCGATTTACTAACCCCTTAACCACAACCTTCTTGCTATTAACGGTAGCTTTATTCCAAAGGCCTAGAGCCTTACAGCCCTGCTCCACTTTACCCTGGTTAATCAACTTAACAGCAGTTGATTTCCTCATCGCTGAGCCTCCAACATTGTAGCTAAAGCTGATTAACGCCGCTCTTGTCTGCGGTGCTATTGGGTAGGTTACAGCACTTTGAACATGCTTGTCATGAATCTCAATGTGTTTCTCAAGCAGGTTCCGGCACTCCCTGTTGCTGTATGTTTTACCCCAGACCACATCTGGACCGGTAATACCGGAACACACCGTAGGGATTCCGGCAATGTCCATGTAAGGCTTGTTCTCCACACCCTCAACGAGCTCAATAAGCGGCGCTGCGATGTATATTGCCGCAGCCGTAGCCGCGCTAATTAGCAGCTTCTGCTTCATTTATTTGCTCCTTATATTGATTGCTGTTTTTAAATCCCCAGATTCAAGCGCTCTGCGAATCGCCTGGCTATCCTTATACTTCCAATAAGCCCCCCAAGCTCCAAAAATGATTAGAGCGATAAGGCTGATTATTGCTATAGTCATTTGACCAGTTGCAGCTCCAGTAAACGCAGCACCGCCAGTTGATGCCGTAGCGGCGTTAATTACTTCCCTCATGTGATCCACCTTTATGTATTTGTCAATGTTTAAGTTAATAAAAGAATGATACATTAGCACCGCTCGGAAAAGAAGCATAAAAAAAGGGAGCCAAAAGGCTCCCCGTTTGTAACGCTATGTTTTTTCTGCGCTAGTCTGCGATAATAAATTCAACCAACGAACCGTCAATCGGCGCTAAAATCCACGTCATATCGTCACCGTAAATTTTGTAGTATCCGTCACCCTGATACTCTGCATTGTACGGCTGGTTAACTGTAAATGGCAGTGTCTTGGAGTTGTTCTTGGTGCAATAAATCATTTTAGTCATTTTGTGCTTCCTCTCTTGGTTTGTCTCGTTTCGATGTGGTGATTATGCCGTATTTCTACGGCGTGGGTTAGGCAAAAAGTGCTATTTACCGTGCCTCTCTGTGAATTCTGGGTTTTCTGCGTAAATTTATTTTGCAATTGAAATTGCCTCATCTTTCGTATCGCACGTGTGACTATGTGTGAATTTGTTTACATGTATACTTACTACCCAAACATTTCTTGACTCAACGTAACTAACTCCAGTTTGCCCGCTTTTATTGTCTTTTCTCTTCGCCATATTCTTGCAGTTTACCCACCTATCTACGCACCTTAGGTTCTCAATCCTGTTATCATGCTTAACTCCATTAATGTGGTCGATCTCCATGCCCTCGGGAACCTCTCCGTTATGCATTTCCCATATTACTAGATGGGCAAAAGTCATCTTTGAAAACAGCTTAGTCCTAACGTAACCCCTTAAATCAATCCAGCCACACTCCTTTCCTGCCGGGTGATTGTGGTTTTGGTACTTCCTATAAAGCTTTCCATCTTTGTAATCGTAATGTTCATGCCAATTCATTTCAATCTCCTGTCGTTTCTATAAAACAATAATAGCCGCTTTCGCGGCTACTGTTTTAACAAAAGGTGCTATTAGCTAAACATTTTAGGGCGACAAATGAATCGACCAACTTCACCGAATTCTTTATGGTAGACAATAACTGCCGCTTGACGTTGAGAGCGCCAGCCGCCATTTGCGGAGTACGCGTCAGGACTTCCAAGCTGCCCGTGAACCTCATCAATTCCCAGGTTTGTTTCTGTAATCTTCTGCGAATGCCAGTGTCCGCTATGTGTGTAAACATACTCACTTTGACCAAATAACTTACGAAAATCAGTTGCCATAACAGTTAGTCGGGTATCGGCTTTTCGCATTTGGTGACCATGCGTGTATCCAATAAGCGTCGTTCCAAAGCTTGTCATCATCATTGCAGCTGGGCTAACATCAACATTTACTCGCGGTTCGTCTTCATAAAATGCAGCAAGAGCAGCGCGAAGCCAAACCATCCCAGCCTCGTCGTGATTCCCACTTATTACTTTAATATCAATAACTTGATGCTTTTCCATCATTCTAGAAATCGCACGACGAACTGACCGGATTGCGACATAAACAATCTTGGCGTAACGACTGTCACTATCTAATATGTGACCTGATGCCGGGGTTTTAGCCTCCAGAGAATCGTAATGTAGGAAATCGCCACCCAATACCAATACAGCATTCTTAGAGTTTGGTGCCTTATCTACAGCGTAGTCAAAGAACCCATTCATAACCTTCTCTGCTGTTGCTGTATCATAGTTTTCGCCGCACTCATGTTTGTGAGCCATTGCCCCAATGTGCAAATCAAAAACTGGATACATAGAAAGCGTGTTATCATCAAAGTTAACATTAGGTGATTGAGATGGAATAGCTTTTGGCAACTCTGAACAAAATGCCTCTCGAGCTTGCTCCATTAGTACTTCAAGGCGCTCATTGTCTATTGAAGTCTTTACCCATATAATCTTTTCGTTACCTTCAGCGTCAATCATTGTTGAAGTCCCCTTGACCAAATAGCCGTCAGGAACTAGCTTCTTAATTCCAGGGTTTCCATGAAGCTCGCCGGATTTTGCCAATTTACTACGACGCAATTCAACGTTGCGAATGTTCATTCCGTACTTCTCTGAGATTGCCTTGTTGGTCATGCCATTTTTCAGCTCTTCGCGAAGTTCTTCGTTGGTAATCTTTGCAGTTGCCATTTATAAGTTCCTTAATTCATTACGATAAAGTATAAGATAGTAAAGCTAAGCAGTGGGACTAATGCTACTAGTATCAGGCTCTTCATTCAACTTCTTTCAACCAGTAGCCAATCAAATCAGCACTAATTGCTAATTTTCCATCAAGGTCAGTCATACAAAGGTTTCCGCATGCTGGGGAGTAGTAAATCCGCACCCACTTCCCGTCTTTAGTTTTTGCGTTCACATCCACATAATCAGGAGGGAGCCAGTCAGCGATAGGTATCGCTCTAAACTTTGCACCACTTTGCCCATGCACTAAATCATAATGCTCTGGCTGAAAATATAAACCCAACATACTTAATCCTTAGGCTTCGTTATCTTAAACTTGAACCCCTCAGATTTAAGGAACTCATTAACATCAATTCTGACACCTGGTTTAACTCTTACGTATTTTCTTGGGCGTTCATCCATGTAGGAGAATTTACCATTGAAAACAACGCTGATATCTTTAATGTCAAAGAAGCGAGAAATCTTCTTAATGTCATCCTGCAACCCCGCCTCTCCACAGTGCGCCCATACGGCGGCGCGTCCTGTTTCGACTATCAT